GATATTAGACAAGGATGCAGGAGCAGGTACAGGACAAACATTAAGGGACGTACTGTCTACATATGAACAAGAAATGCAAATTAATAATGCTGTGATTCAACAAGCAGAAGCAGATGCACCCAAGTCAGGATACGACATAGCACATTTTTATACTTTACAAGTAGATGATAACGGAAAACCAGAATTAGTCACAACTGATACATCAACATTGGACACAACAACACAAAATACTTTAGCAGACAGAGTAACCCAAACTCCGTCTAAAGAAGGTTACAATGGATATTTGTTAGGAGATGGAATTGCACCCAATGGTGAACAGTTTGGCTTTGGCATAAGTTTTCCAGCACAGTCAGACAAAGGAGATTATTTTTTACGCACAGATTTTTTACCAAACAGATTGTTTAGAAGCGATGGCGGACGTTGGGTGAAAATGGAAGACAATGTGCGTATGACACTAACTAACACTGACACAAGAAGTACTCAAAAAGGAACATTTGTTAATAATACTAAAACTTCAACGATTGCTGGTGAATCAGTAACTGAAAGACAAAGTTTATCTACAGCACTGAAACCAAAGGCGGATAGTTAATGCAACATTTTTACGACGGACAGATTAGAAGATACATTACTCAGATTATTAGATTACTGAGTAATTTTTCTTACAAAGACGGTAGTGATGGATTAAAAACTATACCGGTTATGTACGGAGATATCAGCAGACAAGTTGGACATATCATAAGAGATAATTCAGAAAACAAATTACCTTCAGTGCCAAGAATGGGAATATATGTTACTGGATTAGAAATGGATAGACAACGTCTATCTGATGCTAGTTTTGTGAGTAAAGTTCACGTTAGAGAAAGAGCATATGATGCCAACAATAATGAATATCTAAACACACAAGGCAAAAATGTCACTGTTGAAAGATTGATGCCAACGCCTTACACATTAACAATGAATGCAGATATTTGGACATCAAACACAGAACAAAAGTTACAAATAATGGAACAAATAATGATGTTGTTTAATCCATCACTTGAAATTCAAACCACAGACAACTATATTGACTGGACCAGTTTAAGTGTTGTTGAATTGTCAAATATTAATTTTTCATCAAGAACAATTCCATTGGGTACAGAATCAGAAGTTGATGTTGCCACACTGGGATTCACAACACCAATATTCATATCACCACCAACAAAAGTAAAAAAATTAGGAGTGATTACTCATATTATTACAAGTATTTTTAACGAACAATCAGGTAATATAGATCTAAGTCAAACAATGCCTGAATTAAAAGCATATCAAGATGGATATGAAAACAGCATCAAGTTAGATGATAAAGGACGAGCAATAAGAAAAGATACAGATTCTGTGCAAGGCACAACAGGTATCAATGTTGACATATATGTGTTGAACAGTGTTGCTCAAATTATAACTAAAGGTGTTATAGGCGGCGAAGTGTGGACAGGCAATGTGTTAACCATACCAAACTATAAAAATGGATTGAGCAAAATTTATTTGAATAGACAAGGCATTGATGCTCAAGTGGTTGGTACTGTGGCAGTGAATGAAGCAAATCCACACCAACTTTTAATTGATTGGGATGAAGACACAATTCCAACTGACACTGTGATTGTTGGTCCAATCACAACAAGTGGATCAGTTGATTTTATTATCGATCCTGCATCGTTTGATCCATCCAGTGTGAAACAAAATGGTAAAAGATTACTATTATTGAAAGGCATTGGCGATTCCAACAACGAAGTCGGAGCATTTGCATGGAAAGGTGACAGCAACATAGATTTAGTTGCAGGAGCCAATGACATTGTGGAATGGAACGGAACAAATTGGCAAGTCATTTTTGATGCCAGTACTAACCCTAGCACCATTGCCAATTTCACAGAATCATTTGTTACCAATTTAAACACTGGTGTACAGTACAAATGGAATGGTACAGAATGGTTGTTGTCTTTCGAAGGTGAATATCGTAAAGGCACTTGGAAGATCTCTTAGTCACATAATTAATTGTATGAACAGTAAAATTGTAGGGTGTGGAGCACTCTTCTATACACTAGATACAAAAAGATTTTTATTACTACACAGAACTCAAAGTAAACAAAATAATGTTTGGGGGCTGGTCGGTGGTACTACAACTTCAGATAAAAATTTATGGGACGGTCTTCAAAGAGAAATTAAAGAAGAAATAGGCGAACAACCAATTAAAAAAACTATTCCAATGGAAACATTCGTCAGCAATGATGAAAATTTTTTGTATCATACTTATTTGTGTGTGGTAGAAAAAGAATTTATTCCAATATTAAACACAGAACATGATGGATATGCGTGGGTAACTTTTGGTAACTGGCCCAAGCCATTACACCAAGGATTACGTAAAACATTCCAAAATAAAACCAATCAAATTAAATTGGATACTGTGTTTAAAATGTTAAAATTGATCAAATGAAAATAATTGGAGATGTAATGTTGGACGTCTGGGTACAGGGTGATTGTACCAAAGTATCTCCAGAAGCATCCACTCTTGTACTGAAAGAAAACTCTCGAAATTACAACATAGGAGGAGCAGGAAACCTCGCTTTAAACCTGTCAAATCTTGGCGTAGACACACATCTTTACAGTTCGGTGGGCAACGATGCCCCAGGTCACAGAATACAAGAAATACTGCTTAAAAACAATATCACATCATACATCAGTAATGATGCTGTAACCAGCACTGTAAAAACACGTATGATTGGACCAGACGGACAGCACCTATTAAGACTGGATCGTGAAGAACCATACACCGAATCCCAGCCCACACAAAATTTATTAAAAAATTTACAAAAGGATGATGTTGTCTTGGTGAGTGATTACAACAAAGGTGTGATCACTAACACCCTTGTGAGTGATATTGTTCATTTGGTAAAAAGAGTTTATGTAGATCCCAAACAAAATCCTGACTGCTATAAAGATGCATATCTGGTTAAGCCTAATATGAAAGAGTACGAACAATGGTTTGGAAAATTTAATCCTGAAAATGCTGATCAATACAGAACTCAATTCAATTGGAATTGGTTAGTTGTGACTGACGGAGGCAACGGCATTCATGTTGTTGGCAATAATGAATACAAACACATCACTGGTGACGCTGTTGAATTAGCAGATGTTAGTGGTGCAGGAGACACAGTGTTAGCAATTATTGTGAAATATGTTGAACAAGGATATAGTATGACAGATGCTTGTTCTCTTGCTTTAAAAGGTGCAAGTAGTGTTGTACAACACAGAGGTGTTACTGTTGTTCAAATTAGTGATGTAGAAGACACAATAGTTTGGACCAATGGAGTTTTTGATATTTTACATCAAGGACATTTAGAATTATTAAAATTTTCTAAAAATCAAGGAGACAAATTGATTGTGGGTATTAATTCAGATGATAGTGTGAAAAGATTAAAAGGCAATGATCGACCTTATAACAATTCATTAGTAAGACAACAACAGTTAATGGAACTGCCTTGGGTAGATCAGGTTGTTGTGTTTGATGAAGATACACCTTTGGAATCAATCAAACAATACACACCAGACGTGATTGTTAAAGGTGGAGATTACACTGTAGAAACCACAGTGGGCAATGAGATGGCAGATGTGAAAATTTTTCCAACAGTTAAAGGATTTTCAACCACAAATATATTGAATAAAGTGCATGGAACAACAGATAAAAAATAATAAAATAATATTAAAAAATGTTTTAAGTGACGAACATTTCAAAAGCATCATGGACATTATGTTTAGTGACGGGTTTCCTTGGTTTTATCAAGATCACTTGGTTAACAAAGAACAAGCAACAACTGAAGAAAAATATAAAATACAGTTTGTGCATAAATTTCATGAAAACAGTAACATAGTCACAAGTCCTGAAATATGGAACATGTGTTTTCCTATTTTTGCTGTGCTTCAACCTCACACTTTTTTAAGAGTAAAAGCAAACAATATACCTAGAAGAGAAACAATTGTGACTCATGGTATGCACTGTGACGTGAGTGTGCCACTGAGTTACACAGCAATATTTTATTGTAACACCAGCAATGGTTTTACAGAATTTAAAGATGGTGATAAAGTTGCAAGTGTTGCCAACTCAATGGTAATATTCCCCAGCAACATGGAACACACCGGAAGTACTTGTTCTGATGAAAGATGTAGAGTTAATATCAATATTAATTTCGTTCCTGATTGGAATAACCAATTATTAAAACCTATTTTGCCACAAGGAGCAGAAGCAATTAATAAACTATGGAGTAAGATATGAAAATTTGTGTAACGGGTGCTGAAGGATTTATAGGAAAAAATTTGTGCAAACATCTAGATAGCATGAATCACGAAGTAACAAAATTTGAATATGCAATCAATAGTTTTCCTGATCCCAGTATGTATGATTGGGTGATACACCTTGGAGCAATTAGTTCTACAACAGAAAGAAATGTAGAATTAATCATGGATCAAAACTATGAATACAGTTTAAAATTATTACAAATGTGTGACACCATGGGGGTAAATTTTCAATATGCCAGTTCTGCCAGTGTGTATGGTAACACAAACAGTTTTGTAGAAAACGGACCAATATATCCTCAATCACCCTATGCTTGGAGCAAGTATTTGTTTGATAGATTTGTTCAACAAGCCATGGGAGAATTTAAAATATTAGTTCAAGGATTTAGATATTTTAATGTGTATGGAGATCATGAAGAACACAAAGGAGATCAAGCATCTCCAGTGACTAAATTTTCAAAACAAGCAAAAGAAAATGGCATAATAAAATTATTCGAAAATAGTGATCAATATCTTAGAGATTTTGTGTGTGTGGATGATGTGTGTAACGTACACTGTCAAATGCTACAACACGATGTAAGCGGTATTTACAATGTTGGCACAGGCACAGCAACATCATTTCAAAGTGTTGCAGATTCTGTGGCTAAAAAATACAATGCCAAAATACAAACAATACCAATGCCTCAACAACTCAAAGGACAATATCAGTCTTACACCTGTGCAGATTTAACTGAATTAAATAAAAATGTTACAATAAATTATAAAACAGTTGAGCAATATTTAAATGATTAATAAAGAAGGTAAAGTAGAAAAAGGTTGGGGATACGAATTAATTTGGGCTTCCAATGACAAGTACTGTGGAAAAATCATGGTGTTTGAACGCAAAGGTGCTAAATTCTCAATGCATTTTCACAAAACCAAAGATGAAACTTGGTTTGTGAACGAAGGAAAATTCCTTTTAAGTTGGATAGATACTCAAACTGCATCTCTGTTAACAAAAGAACTTAAAGAAGGCGAAACGTGGAGAAATTTACCTCTAATGCCACATCAAGTTCAATGTTTAACTGATCGAGGTAGCATCACTGAAGTGAGCACTGCTGACGATCCAGAAGACAATTATAGAATCATTCCTGGCGATTCACAAAAAATAGAAAATAAAACTACTTAGACTTTTTGGATTTTCCACATTCCTTACAAACACAGTCTGGACAATCTAGACATTCTCCACACGATTTTTTGCAGTGTTGTTCACACCCACACGTCTCGCATATATGTTTGATCTGTTGATCCATTAAGCCTGTGCTTCAGACCAACGTAACGTAATTGTAGATGATACATTACCTGCACCAGCAGTTCTAAATACGTTGATGGCCAATACGTCTGGACCATTCGGGAACGTACCTCTACCACCCAAAGTGGTATTGGTTAATGCTTTGATTTTGTCTAATCCTAATGTTGCTCTTTCTCCAGGTTGTGCAACGAAAGAGAAAATAGTTTCTCCAGGTTGTGCATAAGGAGGTTGTCCAAAAGAAAATGATACGTCACTTGCCGCGGCAATTGTGCCAGTAAATGATTGGTTAAAATCAACTCTGTAATATTCAGTTGAACCAAACACAGTTTTTGCCTGTACACTTTGCACAGTTGATCCTGGTGGAAATTCAGTTGTTGTTGCTGTGTCAACTTCTGTACCACTCACGGCACTAGCGGCTTCCCATGTTGTAGGACTAAAGAACAAGAAGTTACTGTTTGCTTGATCACCACCATATGCAAAAGTTACAGCGGCGCCACCTGATATACCTGTGTGTCTGTTTGAAAATCTCACAAAATAGTAAGATCCATTATTCTGAATCTGTGTAACCACAGTGTTGGAAGGGAATTGAGCAGAAGTAACACGCATACCCACCACATGTCCTTTGTTTTCCCATTCTGCTTCCAAGAAGTATGCATAATCTCTGTTACCACCCAAGTTAAACCAGTGATTGGATGTGGATGTCATTTCTGCTTGAGTGGTTGCTGTTGCTTGTGTAGTAGAAGCACCACCATTCCAGTTAACTGAACCACCAGGGGCAATCTCAGCAAAACTTGGTTGTCCACCTTGTGCTGTTCCTTGCAGTCCTGTCCAACCTATATCTGCTGGATCAATTGGATAGTTTTGTGGGTTAATAATTCCTTGAATCACTAACTGACCTTGTACACCACCACCTGAAACTGGTTCTGTGGTAATTTCAATACCGTCCAGTAGCAACTGGGCTCTGTTCAACAAGTCTCTGTCTCCCAAATCACCTGTTAAGGCATTGGATACTGAAGGAGCCAATCTCATTAAGAATACTGTTTGTCTAATTGTGGATAGTTGTAATCCAGTACCTGAGTAACTGAATAGGTATCCTCTGTCTTCATCAAAATTACCATCTGTTAGATATGCTGACCCCCAGTGTGATATGATCGGAGATGCTGTGTTGGATATCAACACAACTCCAGTGTTTCTGAAGTGAGCCGCCGCCGCACCTGCTGAATAATTTCTTGTGGCACCTGCCGCGAAGTTTGTAAGTTGTGCCGCTCTTGTACATCCTGTTAATGTGTCGCCTGTAATACCTGTAAATGTTATAACTTCGTTATCAATATAAACTGTACCACCTGTTTGCGGTAAGAATGAAGCATCTTCCACAGTAAGTGTGGTTTGTGTCGCATCCATATTTTCAATTAATCTTGCACCAGGTCCTTCGTTGGTTACTTCATAACGCACAGGTTGGTTACCTGTTCTCATAAATGCTTCTGTGTTTACGTTTGAGTTTCTCATTCTGTGAACAAATATGAAATTACCTTTTTGACCTCTAGTCATCCAGTCAATAAACCCAGCACCATACCATGAAAATTGTATCCCAATCATCTGCATTTTAGACACGTCCCAGTTGTATCCACTTGGTCCTGTTCCGTCCAACACGTCTTTGTTAAATTCTGATTGTTTTGCTTTTTTATCAACCACAGCACACATTTTAACACCTGCTGATTGGTTAACACCTCTGTAATCTGGAGTAACACTCATCGTTGTGTTATCTGTAACACTTGATACCACGTGTGTCATACCTCTGACTACAACTCTGTCACCTGCTTTAACTTGTTCTCTAAATCTTGTTCCCACACCTGTTACAGCATTTGAATTAGGTGTAACTGTGACTGTGCCAGCCAATTGTCTTGTGGCAGTTCTTTGTACAGCATTTGTGTTTTGTCCATCATACTCCCAGAAAATTCCGTTTTGATCATCAAATATACCTGATCTAACTGTTGCACCATTCCATTGATACAATGATACTTGTGGTTGATCTGTAAATTCAGGAGTTGTTCCTCCCAAAGTGATTTGTGCAATCACTGTGAATGTTCTTTCATTTGTAACTGCTGTTATTGTGTATTGTCCATCATACCCTGATGTTGCTACACCTACTAATCTTACAACAGCACCAACTTGTAAGTTGTGGTCAACATCATCTGTTGTTACTGATATTGTTGAACCTGCATTAATTCCATCAGCAGTAATGTTTAGAATGTCATAACTTGGAGCAAATAGAGCACCAGTTGTGTACATACAACCTTTACCTGATTGATATCTAATATATTTTTTAGATTGACGTATTGCTTGAGCACCGTGTGCCGGACCACCTGTTCCTAATTGAACACCACCATCGAATGGTCTGTGTACAAAGAATGAATCTGGTCTACCATATATCGATCCTTGCCAACCAGCATCTGTAATAGCGCCTGGTGATCTCACTTGATATGTTAAACTTGTTGTAGATGGAATAGAAGTTGCCAAGAACGGTCCTGATGCAAGTATGTGATTGTTTGCACCGTCATCTGATTGTATTACAACTAAGAATGCATTACCTGGAACAAGTCCATGTGGTGTTGTGAAATTCACTCTCATTGTTGCCAATGCTGAATAAGAAATTGTTGAACTTAACGGAATTGCTTGTGAAACTGGATCTGAAATAGTTACTGATGAATAAACACTTAATCCTGTTCCTCCAACTGCTGTTCCTGAGTGTGTATTATTTAATGCACCACCAAATGAAGATACTGATTGTATTTGAACAGTTACATCATTGGCTGGTGTTGTTCCGCCTAAACTTGATCCTGAAATTACAACTTTATCACCCACACCGTAGTTTGTACCTTCTTGAACCACTTGACATTCTGTGTAAGCAGTTGATGAATCTGTGTCATTAGTTCTTGTGATACTGAATTGAGCACCAACTCCTATTGGAGTTCTGTTTGTGCCTGTAACATTTAATGCATTACCTGTTCCTGTGTTTGCTGTTCCTGTTGCTCCTGATACAGAAGTAACTGAACCTGTTGACACAGCATCTATACCTGCAATTGTGAATGTTAAATCATTTGTAGGAGAAGATCCAAACACCGATGTACCTAATATTTTGAATACTTGGTCTGGTGCATGTCCGCTACCACCGTTAGCAACTGCCAATGTGTATGTGCCTGTATTCAGTGTCACGTTCATTGATAATCCTGAAGGTGTTCTATTTGATTTGTTTACATTTGTGAATGTTTGAGTATTCACTGCTGTTCCTGTCACAGTGTACGTGGCTATTGCACCTGCTGTAACTGTATCAACTGCGATTGTTACATCATTGGCTGGCGTTAATCCACCCAGTGCTGTTCCTAAAACTGTAATTGTGTCCGATCCTGCAAATGAGGCACCAGTGTTTGTGAATGTTGCTGTGTATGTTGTACCTGTTCTGTTAATATCAATCACTGCACCTGTTCCTGAGCCTGTAGTGCTCCAAGTTACTGATGTGTAATCTACATTGGCATCTGTGCCTGTTCCACTGATTGTTAAACTTGTAATCCCGCCATTGCCATCAACTGTTGCAACTGACACATATGCATCATTGGTTGGAGTTACTGCACCTAAATCAGATCCACTAACAAACAATTGATCTCCTACTGCGTATCCTGATGTACCTTCCAGTGCCGCTGTACCTGTTGCTGTAATTGTAGCAATTGCACTGGCACCTGCACCTGTAACTGTATCAACTGCGATTGACACATCATTGGCTGGTGTTGCTCCGCCTAAACTTGTTCCTAAGATTGTAAGTGTTTGTCCAACACCGTAGTTGTCACCAGCAGTGTTTAAAGTTACTGTGTAACCAGTTCCTGAAATTGCCACATCAAAACTAGCATTTGATCCTGTAACGTTTGAACCTGAACTTTGATTTGGATATGTTTGTGTGTTTACTGATGTTCCTGCTATTGTGAAAGTTAAAATTCCACCATTACCATCAACAGACCCAACAGTTAATGTTGCATCATTGGCTGTTGTTGCTCCACCAAGTTGTGTTCCTGCAAACACAAGAGTTTCTGCCGCTGAATAATTTGAACCAATTGTTGTTACCACAGCAGAGTATGTCGTGCCTGTTCTAGTTACTGTGAAGTTTGCTGTTACACCTCCAGCACTTGCTGTTGTGTATGTTGGTGAAACATAATTCACCGTTTGATTTGGTGCTGTTCCTGCCACATTAATTGTTTGAATTTCTCCTGAACCGCCTACAGCAGTTACTCTGATGTCTAAATTATTTGTGCCTGTTCCACCAAATGTAGAACCTACTATTCTTATAACATCGTTGGCAATGTATCCTGTTCCTGCTGTGTCAACTGTTACAGTGTATGTCGCTCCGTCTACATCTACATCAAAAATTGCACCAATACCAGATGCTCCTGCGTATGCTGATGTGGGCACGTCTGTGTATGAAGGACTGTTCAATGCCACTGTGTATGTTGATGCATTTTTTGTTACATTTATTTGAGCACCTGTTCCTGCACCACCTTGGAACACTGGTGACACTGCTGATGCTGTGCCTGTGCCTGTGAATGATGTACCTGTGATGGATGCTGTTAAAATTTCTCCACCAGTGTCTACTGATTCTACAGTTACAAAAGCATCATTGGCTGGTGTTGCTCCGCCTAAAATAGTACCATTCACAACAACAACATCACCTACAGCATAATCTTGTCCTGATCCAACTTGTCCGTTGGTCACTAATGATACAGAGTATGCTCCACCAACTCTGAATATGTCGAATCTTCCCAACTGTCCTGCTGGAGTATAATTTACGCCTGCTAAATTTGTGTACTGAGTAACATCACCAATCAAGTTTTGATTTAATGGTGCACTCAATGTTAATTCGTTTCCTACAACATTGATAATTGTTACTGCAAATCCGTCACCTCTGTCAATCACAGAGTTTTGAATAATTCCTGCAGAGTCTGCCACAGTAACTGATGTTGCACCTGATGAATAATCTCCTGTCACTGTGGGAGACGCTAATGCTCCACCAGTTCCATTAACTGCTGTAATCTGTGTACCTGTCTGAATTCCTGTTCCTGTAAGTGGTGCTCCTATTTCAGGTTGAACACCTGTGTACGGTAAAATTGTAGATCCTGATAGTGTTGCTAAACTGGTTACAAAATTTCCTGATGATCCATTTGATTGTATACTGAATGACGGAAATCCAATTGATGCACCTGTGTAAAAATCACCTTTTCTCAACTGAGTGAAATTTGTAGAAATTGTTGTAGGATTTACTGTTCCAACTTTTGCTTTTCCATAATAGTTAAAAACTGTTGCTGATGGCACTGTGTTAACCACAAACGAACCTGCGGCTCTACTTGCACCTGCAACTGAGTTATCAAATCCTGTTATTGTAAACGGTTGTCCAGGCTCAAAACCATGTGGTCCAATTGTTGTTATTGTGATCAAAGATGAACCAATACCTGATGTTCCTGCTGAAGCATCTGATGTAACTGACGCTAAATCATAGTCAGTTCCTGGAACTTCATAAATTGAAGGATAACCTCTTTGTGTCGCAATTGCTTGCCACTTGGTTGGCTGAAGTCCATATTCAAAGTCAGCATCAAGCATTGACTCTGGTTGTGCAACTCTCAATCTTTCAATTGCATCTGTTCCAAAATCATATGGACGTGTTCTTATTTCATCATCTTCAACAAAAATTTGTAATTGGTCTGTTACATCATCTGCAGATGTATCAGCATTTAAATATATAGTGGTGATTGTGTCATTGCCATGAAATGCTTTAGGAAAATCTGGATCAACAAATGCTGTTGGATTTGATGTGTTTGTAGTAAATTCTCTTCTGTAAAAAGTTGTGGCGCCTTTTGCTGGATCATTGAATGTGTATAAAACTGCATTCGATGTAGCATTTGTGATCAATAATAGTTCTGCTAATTCCACTCTTTCAGGAATTTTTACACTTGAAATTCCATTGTTGATCTGTGTTGGTAAATTATCTAATCCGTTTTCAATTACATCTGTAATTATTCCAAACAAAGTAGTCACTCTTGCAGTGGCTCCTGCTTCACCCGGTGTACCTACTATTGTTTGTTGTGTTACTACCGGTGATTGTTTTGACGTAAAAGCAACACCTGGTATCACATAATTATTAATGATATTTTTTATTTCATTTTTTACCTGTAATTCAGGTTGTTTGTCACCATTTAATACTGATACTGTACCAACCCAATAAGTTGATGCATTAAATCTTGATTGTTGATTTCCGCCATATCTTATGTCTGTTAATATACCATCAATGTTATAACCCATGTCTCTTTCACATAGAGCACTGTCATAAGTAAAATTGGCAAACGCATACACAGAACTTGATAGTGCTGGTAAATTTAAAATTCCGTCATCCACAACAGTGTCGATCACAGCCATGTTTGCCGCAAATCCTGTCTTACCAGCCGCTTCTGCATTTGATCCTGAAGAGTTTTGTGATAATGATTCTCCATTAATTGTGCCGTATGCTAAACCTGTGAAAATGTATAAATCTATAATCTGTTTGGCTTTTATCCAATATGCTAATTCACGCTCTCCAGCAGATGCCAGTTGAAGTACTCCATCTATATAATAAGTTTGAGATTGTGTTCTAATATTTTCATTACCACCATATCTCATATCAAGATATGCTGATTGTAAAACTTCTTCTAAATCATTTTTGATTTGTGTTGCTGTGGCAGTGTAACCGGCAAACGGTGCAATGTTTCCAGCAACTTGTACAGCCACCCATGCCGCCACTTCTGCTTTTACATATTCTCTATTGTTAAGATATCTTAATGTTGCATTTGGATATAAATTTGCCGCTGTGTCTTGAGTAATTTTAAAATCTAAGAAAGCATTGGATTCGTCTTTTAACCATTCTTTGTTGGCATTGATTTGAGCCCATGCATTGGGATAAAGGTTTCCAGATTGTGGTATTCCTGGTGTAAATTTGTATGTGTTAATACGTTTTTTTGCCATTCTTTTCTATACTCCTAATGCTATCGCTAACACTGTGGCTGTGTTATCGACATACTGCTTTTTAGTAACATCATTTGCACTTGTCGGATTGTTTGTCACAGTTGCTTGTGTAAATGCCGCCGACGTTGCAGATGTTAATCCTATTGTAGTGTTATTTAACGTTCCTTGCGAAGAATTCAATGTTGAAAAGGTTCCATTTCTTGGTATTACAGACCCTATTATAACATTGTCTACAACACCAACGTCTGTTGGTCTTACTGTGAGCGTGCCACCTGCTTGTGGACTCAATGTTACGTCAGCATTGGGTGTTAAACTAACCTGACCACTGGTTGATAAATTTTGTGCATTGATGTTCATGTTGGTGATTGTTCCTACTGTGGCAGGATTTATAATGACTGTGCCTGTTCCTGTAGGTTTTAATCTTATTTCTGCATTGACGCCTTCTGCTAATAAATCGCCAGTATCTAATATCGAACTGAAAACACCTGCTCCAATAATACTTGGCTGGGCCACAGTAAGTGTACCATAAGGAGTACCATCTGAGTCTGCATAAAAAATTGAATCTGGAGCATCAACAGGAACAGCATAAGTTAACGTTCCTGATTGTTTTCCTTGAGCTTCTGCTTCTGTTAAAGTTGTTGCAACTGGAATATTTAAATATGAGCTTGTAGCAATAGTTGTGTTAATTCTTTGTCTAATAGAGTTTTGATATGTTGTAAAATTGCTGGCAACTCCTGTGAAAGCATACATTCTTATTGAATTATTATCATAAGAATAACTTTGGCTTCCATCTGTTTCTGTGGTTCCTGCTAGTAGTTTAGTTTCAATTGTGCCATCTGCTTGAGCCATTCCATACACAGTATTTTCTGCACTGTAAAATTCTTGTCCAGTAATAGTTCCACCATTGAAAAGAAATTGTAAATCATCTTTACCATTAAACATTAATATATTTTTACTACCTAGTGGTGTGACGCTTGTCCAATTTATAACAGTTGAATTATCTTGGTTTTGAGGATCCAATGTGTAATTGTAAAAAGTATGATCAGTTGAAAGGTATTGATCACTATTTAATAATCCATTAAATGTAATAATATTTTTTACTGATGCATTTTGTGAATAGTTTACATATTGTAATGCCAATTGGGCTCCATTACCATACCCTATTATTGTGATATCTCTTGTGTCCACGTTGTCGTATTGACTAAAACTAGAAATTATAGAATCAATTAACGCAATGTCATTTGCTTTTGACGTTTGATAACCCACATTCCATTCATTGCCGTATCCTTGTGGAGCAATTAAAATTTTGTCTGAGATAAAGTTTACATTTGTAATACCGTTTGCTTGAGTAAATCCTTTATCATGTAATGAAATTACAACTGGAATTTTTTTACCTTCTAGTGGTGTACCTGTTGTGATAGGTACTACTACTTGAGCAGTTCTATTGTACCCTGTTTGCTCTTGTTCCCAAGTCTGAGGAAAAGTTAACGTGCTTGATTGTAAATTTAATCCTGTAACTGTGTTGGTATGAGATAATCCTTCATTATATAACTGTCCTGGAATGGCAGTATTAGCAACATCTGGTTTGTAAACGTTAAAAGCAAGACTGGATGTATCTATAACAAATGTATAAGTTGTTCCTCTTTCTACAGTAATAACTGGATTATTTCCGTCAACTGCAACTCCTTTGTTTAAAATTGTAAATTCACCCGCAGTTTCATTTATGTTAAAATCTGGTGCAGGTGGAATAACTGGAGGAGTGTATGTATTTGTGATAGTACGTACTGTGACATTTCCGTTTACATCAACCGTGAATCCTGGTGATGAATATCCGTAATCTGTTTCAAAAGGTTTAAAAACTACTGCCATTGTGCTATATCCATATTTATTATTCTGTTACTTGTGAGCCTCCAACCAAAGCATTCAGTGTAGCAAAATATGTTGCACCAAAAATAATTTTAGAACCAGTATATTTCTCTGTGGCACTTTTATCTTCTGGATTTATTTTAATTCTAACATATGAATCGTTAACTTCACTATCGATCTTGATTAATTTATTGCCTAGATTTGATCTACCATATATTGATAGACTGCTTTGATTTGGACTTGCTGATACAAGTACTTTTAAAACTTCTTTATTGTTTGTGTCGTAATCCACACTGATTGTGTATTCTGCTGTTGCGAACGTATTCACGTGCCATTGGTCTAAAACCAACCCTTCTTCAACTACTGAATATGGACCATTGTAAGACAGGTTTAACCCGTTCTTCATTAACAGAGTATTTCTGTCACCTTTTCCAAAAAATCTTGATACATCAAACATATAGAATAATCCTTATTATAGTGTATTTACCTAATCTAGAACTATTGTATTACTACTGTATTTTGGGTATTACTGCTTGTTTTTACTGTGTTTAAGCATCTTTTCTACAGACTTGATAACTTTGTCTTCTGACTGATCATCCATAGCCATAATCCCTTCGTTTGTTCTGTCACTGAACTCATCTGAAGTGATTCTTATAGGTGAATATACTCTATCTTCTAATCCAAGATCAATAATGTCGACATTATCTGATTCAGGAAATGATGTGTTTACGGGATATGTAGAACCTATTAATACTGTGGCAGTTCCGTTGAATGCATATGCAATGTGTTGTCCAACTGAGTCGCAACCAACAAAGTGATTTGCTTGTTTTATGACAGCCATCCATATTCTTATGTGTACATTCATTGGTGTTGCCACGGGAGACGACATGTGTTTTTTAAATTCCAATGGGAATTCACTCATCATCATAACTCCATACTTTTTAGATAGTTTTCTTACAATACTCCAAACATTTTTTAGTTCTATACTTCTACCAGTAACATCTGCGATATCTGGCTGTTTGCCTTCTTTCATCTGTTTTTCAGTTAAATTTTCAGGATGAGCACTTCTTCCAAATGGCTGGACCACAACAATTTTGTCTTTGCCTGTTTTGTCTTTTACTTCAGCAATCATTTTTCTTGCCATAAGTAATTCTTCTTTGCTTAATCTTATAGTTGGTTTGGGTAAATCTCTAATGCCTTTGTTGTTGATGGCAATATCGTATGCTTGAGCAAGACTACATTTTTGATTATAATATTCCCAAATTCTGTATGGTTCAGGACTGATTAATTCTCGATCTTTAAGCAACTCTTGAAATAGGTTTTTGTGCCAACTGTCGTATGCTTTAAAATACAGTTTAGGATGACCTTTAAAAGCATCAGTTCCACCTTCGCAAACTAATATAGGATCTTTTTCAGGATTTTCTTCGAGATATTTTTCCACTGCTGGAATAGAACTAATCATTCTGCCAGCACCGCCGTTTAAAAATATTGCTGTTTTTTTACTCATTTGTTTGCTACCTTTATCAGTTTTCCGTATTCGGGTAAAAACAAGTATTCTATTTCACTGTTTACTAATGTTCTTACAGCATCGTCTAATGTTTCTACTAATGGTTCACCGCCTAAATTAAATGACGTATTGAAAATTATAGGACATTCTGTTTGTTTATGAAACTCTTTTATTAAATCATAATACAACGGATTTTGTTCTCTTTTTACAGATTGTATTCTACAAGTTCCGTCAACGTGAATAATACTAGGTATTTTTTCTCCAATTCCTGGTTGACAATTTACTGCATACATCATGTGAGGTGTTTCGTCCATGCCTCTTAAATCGAACCATTCATGCACATACTCGTGCAATATAGTTCCAGCAAAAGGTCTAAAGTATTCTCTGTGTTTAACTCTGTTAACGTGATCTTTACCATCTGGATCTCTTGGATCGTATAATATTGATCTATTACCCAATGCTCTAGGTCCGTTTTCACTGGCTCCTTGGAACACTGAAACAATATTCTTGTCAGTGATAATTTTTACAACTTCTTCATTGGTTGCATCTGTAAGTTCGACACCTTCTTGATTACATGCTACTTCAATCTGTTCTGTTGAATATGTTCTTTTTGGTCCAAGGTATAATGTTGGTTCATCTACTTTCTTTTCTTTAGACTGTGTAAGACTGTAATAAAACAACATTGCCGCACCCATTGCCGTTCCAGCATCGTTTGATACTGGCTCAGCATAAAAGTTTATGCCGTCTTTCTTTAAGTGTTCTAAATAATAATAATTGGCAACACAGTTTAGTCCGTATCCTCCCGAGAATACAACGTTTTTACAACCACTCATTTGTACTGCTTTGTAGATTAAATCCAAACATTCTTTTTGTGATTCAGTTTGAACTGCGTATGCTAGATCTCTTCTATTTTGTAATGTTGTCCAATCTTCTTTTTTATCTGATGCAGGATTTTCATCAATGAAAGGATAAAGTCCACTGTTAACTATTGAGGCATTAGGATATGTTGGTATAATAAAATTTCTATCTGATAAAGAATAGTATCCTTCTTTCTTAAAAAGTTTAGGAACCATGTCGTTTGGTTTACCATATGGAAATAATCCCATTGTTTTGCCTGCTTCAATTGCCGAAAATCCACAATACTGTGTAACTGCTTCGTACACTTTTACAATCCCTGCTCTGTCTGTGAATAATGCTTGGTGTGTTTTGCCCGGTTCACCTATGGAATCAGAAGCAAAGTCTGGATAAAATGCTCCTGGACTTGCTTCTCCCGTACCATAATGTTTGTACAGTGCGAAAATATCATTAGGATAATCGCAACTGAAAATACTTTCAACTTCAAACACTGTCATTTCACCTGAGATACTATTTTTAATTGGAATAAAAGTTCCAGCACCGTCAACAATTACTGCCACTGCTTTATCAAAACCTGATCTATAAAAAGCACAGGCGGCATGTAGTTTGTGATGAATGTGTGCTAAATCAATTACTTGAGGATGTTTTATTTCTTGTACGTGTCTATCAATTAATCCAAGTTTTCTTGCCATACCTGTATAAACATCGTCACCTGAATAATCAACTCTACCTGTTGATCTATCTTCTAAAGGTTGTGTGTGAGCAACAACAAGATAATCAATTTTATCTGTGTACTTCAATATTTCTACCATTGATGCATATGGTCCACCATCGTATTTTCTTCTAGATAAACGTTCTTCTTCTATTGAAAAAACCACTTCACCGTCTTTTAAAAGACAAACACCTGCATTATGCCCTCTGGCTATTGCGGCAATATATCCTGTTTTATTGTATTTTTCTATATCATCCATTATTAGTCCTCTATTGATTCACCATTAACTGCAGAAACTACATAGTCTTCTATTTCAGGTGTCATTGCCATTATTTGTTCTTGTTTTCTACTAATTCTTTCATCCATTGTTATTCTTATTGGATCATATTCGCGTGTCATTTGTCCTAGGTCTATGTGTTTAATATTTTCTGATTTAGCATATGAAGTGTTTTCAGGATATGTTGCACCAAACACAACACTTGCTGGTGTATCTAAACTGTAAGCAAGATGTTGTCCTAAAGAATCGCAACCTAAAAACTGATCAGCATATTTTATAATTGCCGCCCATTGTCTTAATTCCACTTTTTCTGGCATTGCTACTTCATCTGGAAATCCAGCATCTTTAAAGTCTATGCCGAATTCACTCATCAACATAACTGCAAAATCTTTCTCTTGTAATTTTTTAATAATGCTCTTTAAATTAAAAAACTCAATACTTCTGTTTGTTTTATCTACAAAAGAACCATCTATTTGTTGTATTGCTCTTCCGAAAGGTTGAATCACTACAACTTTTTCTTTTTTTAATTTCTCTTTAACTTCGTCTATTGCTTTTTTTCCAGCAAGTAATTCTTCTTTGCTTAATATCAGTGTTGATTTAGGTAAGTCTCTAATTCCTTTGTTGTTGATTAACACATCAAATGCTTGAGCAATATTACATTTTTGATTGAAATATTCATGCACTCTGTATGGTTCAGGACTTACAATATCCATGTTAACTAACTTTGTATGGAATAAATTTTTGTGATACATATCATATGTTTTTGAATCCAACGTTGGATGTCCTTTTAGAATATCACAAACACCTTCGATCACAATGACAAAATCTGGATCATTTCCTTCTTGTTGATATTTTTCTAAGGCAGGTATAGCAGATATAATTCTACCCATTCCACCATTGAGTAAAAATGCTTTAGGTCTTTTTTGTTCTGTGCTCATTTGATACAAATATTTATAGATTAATTTTTTATGTGATTATAATAGTGATTCTATGGTTTTATTAATGGCATGTCTGGGTATTTTAGTTTCCAATGGTGCACGTGTTGAAAATTATCTCTCATGTTAATCCAACCTGCTTTACATTTTTCAATGGCTTGTCGTTGGGTGTCATTGTACACTATTCTTGACAATTCGTTATCACACATTTCGATGTGATCTAACACTGTTTGATGAACTTTTTCGTTGGTGTGTTGATGTACCCTAAATCGTGGCTTCACAAATTCACCGTTAATGTACTTCAATTCTTGATTATAATATATCTGATTCAACACATGGCCCCAATTGTATTCCCATGACATAGAATTCCCGTCATCGTCCAGTTGTCCTACATCTTCTTGATAGTATGGTACTGGTTCATGATTGTATACTCTTGTCAAATATGATGCTTCCCATGGATTTATTGCACCATCTATTATTAGTGCAGAATGTCCTGGTTCAAGATGAGAAATTCTCGTTTCAAGTAATTCCACAGTTGGTGCTCTGTGTAAACATTCTCCAATTATTCCAGTGCTATCGTTGACAGCAAATTTTAAATATCTATCACCGGCATAATATGCTGTGTGTGTGATACCTTGACTGAAATTATCTACATACGGTTCGTTGGGTATTTCCATTTCAAACTCGTATTGATTTAAGATTTCTCGTTGGTCTGTCATAACTAGAATTATTTATTGCTAGTTAATCTGGGTAACGACTAAAAGTGATTACTTAAAGTTTGGTTGTGTTGGGAAAGGAATTTTCCAAAACGATACACCATCATACTTTGTTGATAAACCTTCCAACATAGTTTTGTGTGCGGTGATTGCTGTCGTTTCTGCATCAGTGTACACACCCGTTCTTGCTAGTTCTGTTGTGCAAGACGCTATTTGATTTGTGATACTGTCTGTAAACTGCTCTGCTGTTGTACCGTGTGTTAAAAAGTCTGGTTCCACTATGGCGTTGTTCACATATTTAATTGTTTCTAAATTCCAAATCTGAGTTAGAATCTGTTCATCACTCCAAACATGAGTCCAAGTTTCTGCGGCACCTTCAGCATCTGTTGTGCCTAAATTTTCTGTGTAGTCTGCTTTTTCTCCTGAAGTGTACCATTCTGTGATCATTGCCGCATGCAATGGAGCCGCGTCTGCATCTAATATTCCTGGAAGATGACCTTCCATTAAAGGACCTTCATTGGCAACCATTAATTCTTCAGTGTCGCCATTTCCAATAACTCCAGCAATTACTCCTGTAGTTGCGTGGTATTGAAATTTAATATATCTTTCACCATTGTACGTTGCCGCTTGTGTTACACCGTCACTGAAGTCGTTAACGTATGGTTCATTTGGTACTGCTATTGTAAATGCTTTTTCTATTGCCATTGTTTTTATCCTGTTATACTTTTATTTATCAAACTATGTTTAACTTGACGGAACAAACTTGATTCTTACTCCACCAAATCCACCTCTTATTCCATGATCCCTTGTGTCTGGACATGGGTTAGGTGATAGCCCACCTGCTCCCACAGGTAGATAATTGTTACAACCTTGCATCTCGTAACATCCGCAAGATCTTGTTGATCTCCAACAGTGTGCATCCGGAGTACCTTGTCTTGGTGTTTTTGTTGCCAAGTTAAGTGCCGCATACCACTGAAATAATTGGTTTCCTGACCATTGTGACATTGGCGTGCTATCTGATTCTTTTTGGAACGTGATCAATGCACCGTCTTCTGAAAATAATCCTGCTGGTGTAGCCACGTGTTGTTGAAACTGACACTTACAGTGTGGACAACATCCAAAGAAACTAGCACATGAAAACTGTCCGCAACAGTTCTTGTTTGTATCTCCACCGTATCCTAATGAACACCATTGTCCATCACACACGTTACATACTGTTCCGCAGTTGTCATTGTTGCATTTTGTGTAACAGAAACCTTGTGCTCTGAAACAACAAAATAATGAGTCTCCTGATGTACACATAGATTTACCACCAAATCCACCTCTTGAACAAACACAACCGTTTCCGTTTGCGGCTGTGATCCAACAAATTTCTGATTGTTCTGAACATCCTGAAAAACATAAATCATGAGCATAACAACTGTGTCCTGTTTGACCTGTCATTGTGTCGCCTGCTTCCACAGTGATTGACTTTTTCACATATGCACCTGCGTTGCCTGGTAATCCGTCTCCACAACAGCACATTCTTGCACCTGATCCGCCTGCACCCCAAACTTCTATTTCGGCTGTGCCATCAACGTTTGCTGTCCAACAAATACCATTGCAAAATTTTGCGTAATTTGTACCTGAAGTGTATGAATAAATGTAACCAGTTTCAAGATTGTTTTCAATCATCTCTGCTGGGTTTCTAGTAGTTAATAATCCTTTTAAACTTGCCATAATAATATTTATCCTATCTAGTTAACCTACGGAGTTGAGTCTATTTCGTAATCGTCGGTTGGTGATACAAACTTAATTCTAACCAATCCATGTCCACCTCTGTGAGCGTGATCTCTAAAACTATCACAAGGTGTTGGACCTTGTCCACCAATACCTGCTGGATAATAAGCGTTACAACCTTGTTCGTCATAACAACCACACATTCTGTTACCTGCCCAACAACCAGTATAAGGACCGCCTGTTGTAGGATTACGTGTTGCTAAATTGAAACCATGTGAAGCATTCATCCATCCACCCATTCCTGACCAATTTGATCTTCCGTTGCCTGAATCCATTGTGTAGTGTACTTCACCACCCAATGTTGAAATCATTCCTGGAGGAAATCTATTAACTGGAACTTGTCTACAGTTACAGTTTGGTTGACATCCTCTGAAATAGTGACAACTAAATCCACCATAACAGTTTGTGTCTCCACCGTATGCAAAAGCACAAAATTGAGGACAAGCCGCTGAATCCATAAAGTTACAAACGATACCACAATATGCTTCACCGCCCTGTGTGTTACAGAAACCCGACGCTACTGCACAACAGTAAATTGAGTTACCAGTTGAACACCAAGTGCGTCCACCAATTCCACCTTGAGCACATATACATCCGTCTGATCCGCCATCACCAAACCAACATATCTGAGTTGGTTCAGAACAACCTCTAAAACATAGTGTGTCTGAGTTACCACATGACATACCAATAATTGCACAAATGTAACAACCATCTGCCATTGTGATTGTTTTTTTAGAATATGCACCTGGGTTACCTGGAATTCCTCCACCGCAACAACACATTTTTGCACCTGATCCACCTGCTCCCCAAACTTCTATTGTGGCAGTACCGGCTGATGGTGCTATAAAACATATGTGACATCTAAAGTTTGTGCCTCTTGATGTACCTGGATAATATTGATAAATTCTACCTTTTTCAAGGTTAGTTTCATTTCCTACTGAAAAATCGTATTTGGATTGAAGTAATGTTGTTAGACTAGCCATAAAATTAACTTACGAATTTAATTCGTACTCCTCCATGTCCACCTCTGATTGCGTGATCTCTAACTCCTGGACATGGGTTAGGTCCTCTTCCTCCTGTACCAATCGGCATCTGAGGTATACAACCATCATTTTCATAACAACCGCAAGCAACACCGCCATCCCAACATGATGCAAAAGGCACACCGCCTGTTGGAAATCTGCCTGAACCCATGTTTGCCAAGTGATTATAGTGTCCTTGACCTGACCAGTTTGCTACTCCGTTATTAGCATCATTGGTGTAAGTAATCATTCTACCTTCTTTAGAACCCATTCCTGCTGGAGTAGGTATATGATGATGGAACATACAAATACATGATGGATAACAACCAAATGCTGATACACATGAAATTCTTCCACATTTATTTTCTTGTCCACCGTATGCTTGAGCACACCATGAACCGTCGCATTGGTTACAAATAATTCCGCAGTTATCGTTGTCTGTTCTTGTTACACAGAAACCGTTTGCTCTGTAACAACAATAGAAAGATGAGTTAGTAGAACAATAAGTTACTCCGCCTTTACCACCTTCTGCACAAGCACACGTCTCTGAACTTGCTATACAAAATCTTGCATGAGAGGCTTCTGAACAACCTCTAAAACATAGTGAGCCTGAGTTGCCACAACTTTGTCCTAAACATCCACATACATAATCTCCTGGAGACATTGAAATTTGTTTTTTGACATACGCACCTGCGTTGCCTGGTAAACCAAAACCACAACAGCACATATGACCACCTGACCCACCTGCACCCCAAATTTCTACTATGGCAGTACCTGACACTTCTGGGTGAAAACAAAATCCGCACCACAATCTAGAATAGTTAGTTCCAGGTGTGTAGACGTAAATACGTCCTTTCTCTAAATTAGATTCCTCTACCGAGACGAATGCATCCTGTTTTGTTCCAAGTAATGATTTTAAACTAGCCATTGTTTTTGTTTCTCCAAGTGTTTAATGATGTAAATTTAATATAAAATATTATAAAAAATTATACAGCACCAATTATCCAACCATAAGTCGGACCAGTGTAAATCAAAGTTGCGATTGCACCATTTAAGTCCATTGTTAAGTCGTCTGCTGAACCTTGAATTAGTGAACCATTCCTAGCAACTAAAACCGCGTTAGTTCCAAAGTTCGATGTTGCATCAATGATCTGAATTGTGTCATTAATCAACAAAGAAGCATTAAGAGGTAACGTGATTGTGAAAGTAGCACTGCTACTGTCTGCTAAGATTCTATCATTTACCACTGCTTGGTAAGTTGTTGCCACTTGTTTAGTGACTACGCCAGCAGTTCCAGTTGTTGATATGTATCTTCCCATTGTCTTTATTTCCTTTATTAGTACTCTTTTATACTATTTATATAATTTACCTTAAAATTATGCTGTACTTGTTTCAATACCGCTTACAACTGCACTTACATTAGCGGCACTTGAATATGCTACCAATAATTGCGTTGCAGACAGTACTAAACCAGTTCTTTCCAACACACCATGACTCAAAATCTCTGTTTCGTACTCAAGATATTCTGATGCATCTGGTGTAGCCGTATCTGCCACTGCCAATCTTACTGTAACTGCTTGGTTACCTCTGTTACAAAACGATACTGTTGATACTGTAAAAGTGTCAGCAGGTGTTGTGTAGATAGTCGTAAGTGTAGCGGCTGAAAGATCTGCTTTTCCTATTCTTCCTGAAGCCATTGTTTTTTCTCCTTTAACTATGTATTAAGTAGTTCATCGCAATCGGTACACCAGTAACTCCTTTTGTGAAGTTAGTGACGCTTTGGAAATTGATTCCTACGTTGTTACTTGTACTTATCGTATTACCAGTAATTACCACTAATCCCGCAGTAATCAAGTTAACATTGAGCGAACTAGCACCACCACCAATTTGTGAAGCGATATAAGTTCTTATTGCTCTCTGAGTCGGAACAATTGCGTCTGAATTAGCCGCCATTGTACCATCAGTTGAGAATTCATTGATAGAAGCACTTGTTCCACCTAATGCTAAATCACCCAACTGTAATTCTTGTAGTCCTGATATGTTGAATGCATCTGCGTTCAATGAAGCAATACCAGTTGCTTGTTCTACTGAGAATAAATCTCCCACTCTAAAGTTACCATCTTGGTCTGTAGAAGTAAAGAATACTCTTCCTCCACCACCTTCAACAGTTTCGTTTGCTGGTATTGGATTTTGACTTGGTAAACCTGGATAGTTTGTAGTTGTAAAGTTACCAGTACCTATGTCTAGGAAATCGTGACCAGTTAATCTAACTTGTGAGTATCTAATTCTCATTTCTATGGACTGTCCATGTTCTGGTGATTCATAAGATTTTATATCTGGTGAAACTTGTAATAGACCTGTGAAAGGAGTTTGTGTTCCAAGTTGTTGATTAACAGCAACCAGTTTGAAATATTGTCCTGGTAAATGCCCAAACTCAATGTTTGATCCTGCTCTTGGAATTGATGTTAAATTTTCAACAGCAATATATTTTCCTGTTTGATAGTCATCTCTAAATCCACCAAATGTTTCTGCTGTTCCGCCACTTGCATATGCTGTGTAGCCAGTTGAATCAATTGGAGTTGTCAGTTCGTAGTCTGCATAAATTTCAAATGTGTCTGTTGTTAAAACTTTAACATAGTAGAACACACCAGTGTTTAACTCGATCATTCCAAGTATTGTATCAAACTTAACTTTATCGTTTGTGTTAAAGTTGTGTGCAGATGTTGTTGTGATCACTGCTGTTGTAGCCTGTGTAATTCCTGTTACAGTTGCTTGTACACCTTGCTCTGTGATTCCAGCAGAAGCAGTTACATAATCAGAACCTCTTGCAACAAATGTTGGTTGACCTAATACACCATCGCCAATGTATGCTTGTACAGGCGCTTCTGTAGTATTGTTTGGATCTGTGAATGTTACTGTTGGTGCACTTGTGTAAGAAGCACCACAATCTAATATTTTAACACTTGAAATAACTTCTCCTGTAACCACTGCTCTAGCAACTGCCTGTCTAGGAGTTGTTGAACCATCATTACTTGGAGCACCTATAACCACTCTTGGAGTGATTTGGTAGATTGTTGTTGAATCCAGTGTTGTCTCAACTGCTTTGCCACCTAATGTGTCCCAACCTGATGAGCTGTCTGAGAATTTTTTAATTGCGGCAATTTTGCTAGATGAATTGTAAGTGTCAATGTAACCGTACTGTCCAGCACCTTTACCTTCTGTTACAAATAAAGCCATTCCAACATAAACTCCACTTGCCGCTGAATCTGCCGCCGCTAAAGTAATTTGTGTTGTTGTACCTGTTTGTCCTGAGTTTGTAGTAGTTACAAAACCTGCACCACCTAAATCTGATGGATCAGAAGCAGGAGTTTCTGTTAATCTAATTTTGTACACTCCGCCTGTGTTGTAAGTTGCCACAACACCATTTAATCCAAAACCGTCGCCTGTGATAGTCACAGTAGCATCTGAATATTCTCTACCTGCGTTGCCATATTCGAGTGCAAGTATTTGATTACCATCTGTAAACACACTATCAACCACTGCATCAGTAGATCTGTTGTTAACTTTACCTGTTACAGGAACTTCAGTTGGATCAACACCTTCTGCCACACAACCAAAATCACCATATGATGAGTTACCGTTTGTAGCACGTATTTTTCCACCTGTTTCTGCAAGGTATCCAATGTGTCCATAGTATGAGAACACAGATACAAGTTCTGCTCTTCCTAAATTAGTGATCCATGCACCAATACCATCTGATATTACCTGCGTAAAGTCATTTGATACCATGGAATCATTTCCACCTGCGTGTAAATCTCCATCAATTTTTTGTCCTACAGCACCTGTTCCAAATGTTGTAACGTTTTGAATGTAAGGTGATCTTCCACCTGCACCATTCAGTGCACCAATCCACACACTTTCGTCTGCTGTGCCATATCCTGGATCAAGAGAAAGAAAAGCACCTGCTGATGGACGTTTAGTTCCATAACTGTTTGCCGCTCCCAATGAACCTGATAAACCTTGTACTGTACAGTTTCTTAAACCTGTTGCATTTCTCATGTAGAACATGTCTGAAGTTGTCGAACCGCCAACAGCATTCACATACCATTTAGCACCTTTCAGTGACATATAGTTTCCTGTATACTGTAAATCGTAAATAATTCCGTCTATGTAATCTTTAATATCGTCTTCACAATCATTTTGACCGAATTCATATCCTGGGTTTGCTCTTTTCACAAATTCTGCACATTCTTTAGCCATAAAGTCTCTGTTGGCTAATACTCTTAAACGTGCATCTGTGTAACCAACTTCTACGTTTGCTGTGTTTGAACCTGTAACTGCAACATCTGAACCAACTGCATTAATTTTGAAGTCAATGTATTTTTCAATATTGTCTGCAATTGCCGCCGCTGCTGTGCCTGCCGTACTTGAACCTGCTGGCACTGCCACGTTTTGTGTGATTGTGTTTCCTAATGTTACTGTTAACACTTGGAATGTGATTGTTTCACCAATCGCTGTGTCACCAGTATCTGGATTGTTAATTGTTTCTGTTGACGCAATGGTGATTGTTTCACCTATTGCATAATTTTGTCCTGGAG